CTAGGCTGTTTTGGTTACCGTTGTATGCACCAAGAACTGTGTTCTTAGAACCTGTGGTTACATAGTATCCAGCTACCGAACTACCAACAAAGGTGTTGTTGTTACCTGATGTAAGGTTGTAACCAGCATACGCTCCAACGCAAGTATTAACTCCCCCACCATTTTGTGTGTAACCAGCCTTGAAACCAATAAAGGTATTTTCAGTGCTTGTTGTATTGCTATACCCAGCCTGATAACCCACGGCTGTGTTGTTGTTTGCTGTGGTGTTCAACGCCAGAGCGTACATTCCAACCGCAGTGTTGTAAAAACCTGTGGTATTGGATTGCATTGAAGTATGACCAACTGCCACATTTCGCTCACCTGTTGTATTGCCATACAGGGCTGTATAGCCAACCGCAGTGTTGTAGTTACCTGTGGTGTTGCTATACCCCGCCTGATAACCAACGGCTGTGTTGGCAATAGCTGTGGTGTTGTTCAGCAATGCCGAGCGCCCAATGGCAACTGAATAACTGCCAGTTGTGTTGTTTGGCATAGCGCTGCGTCCCACGGCTACATTCTCAGCGCCAGTAGTGTTTGCGTTTAACGCTTGGTCACCAACGGCAACTCCGTAACTAGCAGAAGTGTTTGCCGCCATTGCACCATTACCAACAGCAGTATTGTTTGTACCTGTCTGCGAACCACCACCCAAAGCACTAGCACCAACAGCGGTGTTTGTAGCTACACTGCCTCCACCGTTACCAACAGTCATGCTGTTGGGGTTGGTGATGCCAGTGGTTCCGTTAATTACTACGGTCATGTTTATTCTCCTTGGGGAGTGCGTGAGGCTTCGGCAGCGGCTTGTGCAGCCTCATACGCAGCCACAACTTCGGTGGTCCACGCTGCGTTGCAAATTGCAACCACATTTGCGGGTTGACCTGTCAGGTCTTGACCGGGTGTCAACGAAGTGCGGTGGTAGGTCTGGCTAATCTGGTTGCCGTCTTCCATGATGCGTGTTGCTTCACGATAAAGAACGATGCCGTTCTCTGTGACGGTGATCTGATCGACTGTGGTGGTTTTAGTGAGTGACATGGTTTTTTCCTTTGTGTCTGGTCAAACTATTCTGGTCTGACTATGGGTTAAACGAAATATGTGATGCTACCAATGATGACATCACCAGCAGAAACATCATTGCACTGAACATCGTAGTCTCCAGCGTTTGAGACAGTACAAATTGTCCTAACAAAGGTAGCGGTTGTAGGCATATAAGAAAGCGCCATTGTTTTTGTACTCCAGTTAACTGCCGATGTGTACACAGAACCAACCACATTGGCGGCCCCGTTTGTAAACGGAACGCCTTTTATGTAAAGTGTGCCGGAGCCACCGCTGTAAGTTGCAGGGTATAGGTAGTAGTAGATGGTTACCTGTCTCCCAATCTTTGTGTAGTAGCCTGTTTGGGTGTTGTATGTTGCCGTAGGGTCGCTTGATGAGCCACCAAGTGTCGGAGTCCAAGTACCTTCCTCATAATCATCCAGCGTGTTTGCGTTGGATGATGCTGATTGAGTCGCAGGGAAGGCGATGCCTGTACCAGATGAAGATGCGCCACCCTCAAGAACAAGCGTTGTGGCTTTTCCGATGGAAAGCACATCTGCAAAAGTGACTGTGCCACCAGCAGTTCCTGATGCGGCCGAAGAGAACACATGATTACCGCCATACTGTATGTATGTAGAAGCATGACCGTCTGCTATATATTTGGTTGCAGCACCCGAATCTAAATAGGTGTTGCTAGAAACAGCCATTTGCTTATTTGAACTGTTGACGCTGTTTGAATATATTGAACCAACAGGACCAACTTGAATTGCTTTATTTGAGTACGATGTCAGCCATGCACTAGGCGTAACACCTATGCCCACCTGCTGTGCTGTGTCCACATAAACAGCGTTCGTAGCCGTGCCACCACTTGTTGTGGTTTTTAAAATCAAAACGCCGTCATCACCTGCTGTAGTTTTCAGGCCAGCAGATCCGCTGCTTGCGCCGTTGTCGCTGAGAATTATTGTTGATGCCATGTCTTAGGCTCCTTGTTCATCTGCTGGTTCAGGCGTGTTGCCCTCTTCCAACCATTTCAAATAGGCTTGGTAGTCTGTGTTGGCGGGGTCAATATTGATTGCCATTGTTTGAACACCATCTTCAAACTTACCGATGCAAGCCAACTCGCCTTTGAAGTTCATTAGTTTGTAAGTCATTTACAACTCCGAAGAAAATGAAATGTAAGCTGCGGAACTATTTGCCGCACGGAGTTGTGCAGCTCGCCCAACTCCAAGAGATGCGCTTCCTATCACAACAGATATTAAATAGCTTTGAGTTCCAAGCTGTCCACCGGGTGTGCTGTACGAAGATACTGCGTAATTTCCTCCTGTCGCCCATTCAACAATTTCTGCATTTGAAATTGTAAAAGTGCTAGGAGAAGTGCGCATTTTTACTGGAAAAACAAAAGGAATGAGAACCGTTGTTGTGTTGTAAACAACACCCATTGTTGACAACGGAGTGTATATATCATCCTTGCCAATCAACAAAAAATACCGCTGACACAAAGCCAACTCAGTACCATAAGGTCTGTAATCAAACGATGTGGCTGTGCTGCCTTTTTCTAGCTGAAGACCAGCGATGTACCAAGTAGCGCCGTTGGTCGCCAAAAGATTCAAAGCGGTTGACGGGGCAAACTGAACGCCTGTTGCTTGCCATGTGTTTGTTGATGCTTGCTGGTATGAACTACCCGCCGCAAGACCAAAGCAAATACGCAAGCCAACGCCATTGTCTTTCAACCATGTGCCTGACTGATCGCCAGTAATCGTGATTGATTTCTGCTCCCAAGTGTTGGCGCTATTGATGGTGTAAGAAAATGCGTAACTGCGATCACGGGCGTTGTTCTGAATAGTCCCGCCAAATGTTCCTGTCACACTTGATTTTGTCCAAAATGACAGCGTAACTGTTGCGGCTGATGCAGAACCCCATGCGAGGTCGGAAACATTAAGCCCCTCAATTTGGTAATACAGACGAGCGTATTGAGTTGACGACAATGAAGAGTCTGCCGAGGTAACGGCATACTTTATTGAGTTTGTAAACCCTGTTGGCGCATCAGTTGATTGTTCTCCAGTGATAGAACCATCCGAAAGAGAGCCGCCCGTATAACGATCAACGGGGTAGAAAGCAGTCACATCATTCAGCGTGGTAACTGTTGAACCTCTTTGATTGATTTGCATCCCGCCATTGATGATGCGGTTCTTCATCCCTGTGTATGGGCTAATGTTTTGGCTCTGTACTGCCAATGTACCCGCCAAAGTAACTGACTGATCTGTACCTACAGTGACAGCAGTAGTCGGTGTCGAACCTGTTTTAAGCACCAGTGTGCCAGTGGTGTCGGATGTTACAACATAACCTGTTGTAGATGTAGTTGATGCACTTATCGTTGACATGCGTTTTCCTTTAGATTGTCACCCAGTTTTGACCGCTTGCGACTGTTACAGTGACACCACTGCTAACTGTCATTGGACCTACAGAGAAGCCGTTATATCCGCTTGCAATGGTGTAGTCTGAGCTAATGGTTGCGCTATTAACCACAATACCGTTTGCAGCAACTGGAGCCTTCACACTCAACTCACCAGTGCTTGGCTTATAAAGATATTGAGCGTTGCTGGTGTACAAGTTCTCAGCTGTGCCACTTGTTGCAGCAGCAAACACTGGATAGAGGTTGCTTGAGGTTGAGGTGTCGTTGCTCAAAGCAGAACCACCAATTGACTTCCATGCTGGTGAAGATCCGCTATAGCCTTCAAACTGGTTTGTCGATGTGTTATATCGCATCATGCCAGTTACGGGTGAGCCGGGCTGTTGTCCTGTAGTGCCTTTGCTAATTGTCAAAGCACCTGTCGAGCTGAATGTCGAATCAGCAGAAGCTGTAACTGATGTGAATGCACCAGTTGTTGGAGTGGTTGCACCGACAGTACCGTTGATGTTGATAGAAGCAGTGCCTGTTAAGTTTGTAACAGTGCCGCTCGATGGAGTGCCTAGCGCACCATTGAACACAACAAAAGCACCATTGCTACCAGTGTTTACAGCAAGAGCTGTAGCAACACCAGTACCCAAGCCAGAGATGCCAGTAGCCACAGGCAACCCTGTAGCATTAGTCAATGTTGCAGAAGAGGGAGTACCCAATGCTGGTGTAACCAGTGTAGGGCTATTAGACATGACAACATTACCAGAGCCAGTGATGTCGTTGCTGACCAACCCTTTAGAGCTGTCAGAGAACACCGCCTTGCTTGCTGTCAGCGATGACATGATTGGTTGTGCTGTGAATGTAGCTACACCAGTGACACCCAATGTGCTAGAAGCACTCAGTGTGGTGAAGCTACCAGCTGCTGCTGATGTGCTACCAATTGCTGCTGGGCTAGCCCAATCTGCACCGTCCAACAAGTCAGCGTTTAAGTTGCTCACTTTGGTTGTTGATGCAATGACTAGCGGCGCAGTGCCTGTAGAAACTGTAGATGTAAATTGACCAGTGGCGCTTAATGTAGTGAAACTACCAGCTGCTGCTGATGTGCTACCAATTGCAGCTGGGCTAGCCCAATCTGCGCCGTCCAGTAAATCAACATTTAAATTACTCACCTTAGTTGTTGATGCAATGACCAACGGAGCAGTGCCTGTTGAAACTGTAGATGTAATTTGACCAGTAGCACTTAATGTGGTGAAGCTACCAGCAGCTGCTGTACTACCACCGATAGTAACACCGTCAGCTGTACCACCGTTAATGTCTGCTGTAGTAAGAACAGCAGAGCCAATTGTCATAACACCAGTAGAGTCTGCAATGGTTGCAGCAGCAGTGCCATCTTTAGCTTTGAGGTTGGTCACCTCAATAGTTGTAATGTCTAAAGTGGTGGCGTTAAGAGTGGGGATGGTAGCTGTACCAGCGATGTACAGATCTTTGTATTTGTATGTAGATGAGCCAAGATCAACAGTGTTAGTTGTCTTTGGATAGAGAGCAGATGATCCAGCAATGACATCCTGTGCAGGACCAATCTTTGTAATTGGTGCACCCTCAGCAGTAGTGCCATCGTGGGTGTGACCTGTAGAGGCGTTAAACGCCGCTTGCACCCCATCAAACTCGTTGTCTAGATCATTAGCGTTAATAATATTACCATCGGCAATATTATTTGTTAAGTCTGTGCGAACATATCCTGTCATGTTAATTACCTTCTGTCGTGGGTAGAGAATTCCAAAGTTGCAGCATCCAAAGAGAAAGCGGGAGTTTGACTATCAGAAATAAACTGTAAAGAAACTGCAAATCCAGATCCAACTACCTGTGTTTCAAACAGCTTTTTGATCTTAGATCCGTATACAGTTGTACCATATTTTGCAGCACTTGTGCCATAAAAACCGACACTTCCTGATGTATTTGACAAGACGATTGTCTCAGGCTGGATGCTGCCCTGAGTGTCAAAATCAAACTTCAAATTAACAGAAGTAGTCACGCTACCTTGTGGGTCAGAATATAGGAACATCTTATAGAAAGTCTTCCTAATCCTTGGGTCAACAACTGGCACAAATGGGGTGGCAAAAGAAGCTACGATGTTTGAACCATCAAAGTTGCTGCCGCTTTCCATTTCATATACATAGCCGCTGTCATTGGCAAAGACAATAGTCTCTGACTGACTCTTATAATTGCTATCTGCTACATACGCCTTGATACCAACTGTCTCACCCCATTCAATGGATGAGGTGTTGTCACCAAGCTTTTGAGTTCCAAGAATACCTTTGGCATTGTTGGTGGTGGTTGTTGCTGAATAACCAAAGATTCTGTATTGAGACTTCTTCTTAATCACAACGCTTGAGAAGCTGGTATTGAAAACAATAAGGTCTGTCATCTCAGTCTGAATAGCCTTAGACACAAGTCCCAAGTTGAAGTCACCAACCCTATCGGTAGCGCCAAGAAGTCGAAGTCCATCTGGACCTAAGAAAATAACATCGCCACCAATTTCTTGAATTGTGTCTGTGGCTACGCAACCAACATTTCTTGTAATTGGTTGTAAATTAAAATCAGCCAAGGTATTTCCAACCAGCTGACTAATTGTTTTTTCTGTGAAGATAATTAAAGCTTCACGGAAAACAATGAGGCCAGTAATCACACCACCGACACTAATAATGCCACCACCATTTGCTGGTGTGAAATCACTATCTGTGTATGGTGCGGTGAATACAACCTTATCGTCTTTTGCAAAGAACAAAGCATTCTTGTGGAACGCTACGAAGGCAGCACCTGACACATCGCTGGTTCCATCAACAACACTGAATGTGCTGTTGTTATAGATGAAGGGGTAGTTGTTACCGTCAACAGCAACAATCTTTTCAACTCCACCCATTCTATATTTGGCAGTGCGCATTTTCACGCCGCTGCTTGTGTTTCGTGTCAGCCAAGTGATAGCAGCATTGTCTGCGGGGGTAGATGCCAACGATGGACTAATTGAAATTGTTGCACCACCAGATGTCACCGTTGGTTCCGTCAATACTGTGTATACCTTCTCAATGCCGGAAACAGTGAATGTGTCACCAACACGAGGGGTTTTAGAAAGACCGTCAACAGCTAAGCTAGATCCTGTTTGACCAGCGCCATTGACCAATGTAGTGCCGTATGATGGGACATTAATCTTTGTCCAACCAGAACCAGTTGATTTATAAACATCGCTGTTTCTGTAGGCAATCACCATGTCTTCCCAAACAGCAACACCTTTCATAATACCAGTTTGGCTGGTAAAGGTGACGGCAGCTTTGTCGGCAGGACTAGAAGCGAGTGATGTAGTTAATGAAAGTGTAGCTGTCTTGTTTGCACTGCTATAGCTTACGCCAGCAACTGCAACGGTATATGTGCCAGTGACACCAGAGATGGTGAATGTGTCACCTTCAAGTGGTTGTTGAAAGATGTTTGCAATGGTGATGGTTGTTCCACTTTGACCACTGCCTTGTACTTTTGGTGTGCCATATGCAGGAACAAAGTTGCTGTCATACTTATCAAAACCTTCGATGCGAGTGTATCCACCGTCTACAGAAGGTTCAAAGTTTTTAAGAATACGAGCACTGCCCGGCAAAGCTACACCGTGTTGCAACGGTGATAGGTTTGAGACAAGGCCACCCTTAAACTCGTAAGTGAATGTTTGCCACCCGTCAGCCATTAGTTCACCCTGTCACCAAAGGCAGAAGCCTTAGATGGAATAATCATTCCAGAGCGCATGTATGAATAGCGATTGACTAACATAATGCGCATACGCTTAATACCTTCTTCAAATTTTACTTTTGAAAGAGTAGCTGCTTGTTCATTGCTTCTAAATAGATAGGCGTAGTACATAGCACCGTCAATGATGACATGACGGAATCGCTCAGGAATAGATGGAACATCAGAATAGTTCTGCAAGTCTACGGGAACTCGGTAGTATTCGTACACTAGTTCGTATGCTTTATCTGGTGCAGGAACTACACCAAACTCTTGGCTTGGTGCATGAAAGACATACTTCGGCACTTCACGCTTTGAAGTGTCGGTAGAGTATTCATGATCAATGTACTTGCTCAAATAGTCTTCGTATGAAATTACTGTCAGCTTCTGAGTTTTATTACCAAGGGTGTTGTCTTCTTTGATACGGAAAGAGTCAAAGTCGATGGTGTTTGAATCAATAGGAAAGCCATAACGAATAGTACCAGCTGACAAAGTTTCCTCTGACAACACATGGTTGAATCCCCACTCGTGGTGGCTATGGTTGATGTCACGAACAGCAGCGTTTACAGCGTCTTTGTTGTGAGCATAGAAGCCTGTTGCTGCGTCAAAGTTGCTAGAGGTAAGCTGAACCTCATTGAGCCGTCTGTTAATTTCGTTGACTAGATCAAGATAGTTGTACGCCATTATTGTTCCTTGATGCGAAGTCTAATGACACGCTCTGCAACATTACCAGAGCTGTCAGCCATACGGCATGTAAATTTATACTCATAGTTGTTAGTGCCCAATCCTAGATTGATTGTTGACACACCACCACTAATTGTCTGTGATACATTCTGAATACCATTGACAGTGTTGCCAGCAGTGATTGCTGTCTTTGTACCAGTGCTATCGTCAACATACCATGTAATGGATGCAATAGTAGCGCCGTTAAGAAATCTAGACCAATCAACACTATAGTCTAGTGTTTCATCTGGATCTTTATTAGGCCATCTAAACGACATATATATTCCTTACATCACCAACATTGTTCTATCTGAAGAAGTGGAGTGGTTGTTAACTGCCACCAATCTTGGTACTTTACCAACTATGCTTCTTCTTTCGTATGTGGTTGGTTGTCTTTCCACATACACTTTTCTATCTTGTGCAGCAACAAGTATTGTTCTTTCTTTACTTGTTGATCGTCTTTCTACATATACAGTGCGACTACGATCATATAAGCTTGCTATAGCGTTATAGTCAAAAATCGTTACCGTTACAGATGATGTTCCAAGACTTGCTGTACCTGATACACCCGTAAAGGTTGGTATTGCATTCTCTGCAACCGAAGATGTTCCAAGGCTAGTTGTAGCATAAACGCCTGTCGGTTCAACGAGAGCATCGCCAACCATTGCAAGAGAGCCTACATAGCCAACTGTCTCAGATAGAGCAGCTGGAATGACAGCCTTTGCTACAACTACAACAGAGCCAATAGAGCCTGTCATCTCAAAACCATCAACAGGAACTCTGTTAACGGTTTTAGCTATAACGCTACCTAACGATGATGTGGCAGATACACCAACAATCTCAACATTAGCTTCAGCCGCTACTGTCAAAGATCCCGTCTGTTCTGACGCTGATACTCCGGATAGGAGCACATTAGCGTCTGCATATACATCTAGGCTTCCAATTGAGCCAGTTGCATATATGCCACTTAAAGGGAACTTACAATCAAGTTTAAATGTAACGCTATCATTTAGATAGGCCGTAGCATATACGCCAGTTACATTTGTTACGGCTACACCAACAACTCCAACGCTACCAACGGCAGCAGGAGACACGAGGCTAACGACAACATGGTTTGAGTCACCGATGATGACAACACCACTATCTGATGTGCCAACACCTTGTGCTCCGTCTGGAATATAGGTGACATTAACCTTGCCATATCTGGAAGTGCCAT